ATCAGGCAAAAACATTCATCTATGCACTCTTATACGGGGCAGGAGATGAAAAGCTTGGAAGTGTGGCTGGAGGAAACAAAGACACTGGTTCTAGACTTAGAAAATCTTTCTTCGATAATCTCCCTTCATTTGCAAAGCTTAGAAATCGAGTATCAAGAGCAGTTCAAACCAACAACTTCTTGAAAGGACTTGATGGTAGAAAGCTTAATGTGCGTAGCGAACACTCTGCTTTAAATACTTTATTACAGAGTGCAGGTGCTATTGTAATGAAAGAGGCACTAGTGATTCTCAATCATAAATTAAAACCTTATGACACTCACTTTGTTGCTAATGTCCATGATGAATGGCAGATAGAAACTGAGGAGAGTATCGCTCATCAAGTAGGTAAGATGGGAGTGGATGCTATTGCAGAAGCAGGGCAGTCTTTAGCACTACGCTGCCCACTTACTGGTGAATACAACGTAGGTAATAACTGGAGCGAGACACACTAATATGGATAGTCTAATTATAAAAGATATCTACTCTAAACTTGATAAGTTAAATGATGGTGATATTGATTTATCAGATGAGACTATAGAGCAGACAGGAGAAGCTATTAAAGAAGTTATTAAGCAGTGGGCTACTCCTCAACCTTCTTCTAAGTTTACTGTAAGAATGTCTAACATTGGTAAACCTTTACGTCAGCTTTGGTTTGACAGTAAAGAAAGTAGTACAGCTTCTAGGATACCTCCTAAAACATTCATTAAGTTTTTATATGGTCACTTGTTAGAAGAGATTGTATTGATGTTTGTTAGGATGACTGATCATAAAGTTAGTGATGAACAAAAAGAAGTTAGTCTTGATGGGGTTAAAGGACACATCGATTGTAAGATTGATGGTGAAGTAGTTGATATTAAGACTGCTTCTAACTTTGGCTTTAAAAAGTTTGCTGATAATTCATTACATGAGAAAGATTCTTTTGGTTATCTGATGCAGCTTGCTGCTTATGAAACTGCTGAAGACTCCTCCAAAGGGGGATTTATTGCTATTAATAAAGAGACAGGAGAACTAACTTCTTATGAGCCAGGAGAGTTAGTTAAACCTAATGCAAGATATAAGATCGAACAGATCAAACAAGTCTTGCAGCAAGATAATCCCCCTGACCTATGCTACAAACCAGTACCTGAGGGTAAATCAGGTAACATGAAACTAGATACTAACTGTGTATACTGTCCACATAAGCACACTTGTTGGCAAGATAGTAATGGAGGTGTAGGACTGAGAGTATTTAAATATGCTAATGGTCTGAAGTATTTAACCAGGGTTGCTGTGTTACCTAAAGTAGATGAGGTTGCTTAATGAATGCAAAAACTATGAAAAAGATAAACGCTAAAGTAGAAACTTTCTGTATGGCTTTGTTGAAAGAACAGTTATCAGATACAGAAGCAGCTAAAGTTACTAAGAAGTCTGTTGTAAAAGCAGAGTATGCTACTAATAAATCCTATCATTACGCTATTGCGATGTCCTCTAAGGGCATGAAATCTATTCTAAAAAGAATGCTAAAAACTAAGACTCTTGATGCAATTACACTAGATGATGTAAAAGAATATTGTGCTCAAACAGGTAGGGGATAAGTGAGAAAGAAAAGAAATAAACGTCCTGCTGATCTTAGAAGATCTAAAGGAGGTTATGACTCTACGTTTGAAAGAGTCTTACATCAAACAGTTCTGCAAGATTGGCAACATCATGGTGATCCTGTTGACTACGTTATTGAACATAAGTATGAACCAGACTTTGTTAAGTGGTTTGGTAAAAAGAAAATTATCATTGAAGCAAAAGGAAGATTCTGGGATCACTCTGAATATATTAAATATGTTTGGGTAAGAAAAACTTTACCTCCTAATACTGAATTAGTTTTTTTATTTGCTGATCCTACACTTCCTATGCCCTTTGCTCAGAAAAGAAAAGATGGTTCTAAAAGAAGTCATGCTGAGTGGGCAGATAAGAATAATTTTAAGTGGTATACATCTGATACTTTACCTGAGAACTGGAGAGCATATGAGCAACTTGAAGAAGCGATTGAATGATGCACCACCTTGTGCATGGGATGAGGCATACAACATTACTGTTATGAATGATAAACAAACAGAAGATTTAGTTAATTATCCTTTGCACTATAACAAAGGAAACATTGCCTGTATTGAAGCAATGGAAGCTATGCTTACAAAAGAAGAGTGGATAGGTTATCTACGTGGCAATATCTTTAAATACAACTGGCGATTTAGAGATAAGAATGGTGTAGAAGATCTACAAAAAGCTAACTGGTATCAAGATAAACTCATAGAAACTTTACATAAAGAGAATGAGCATGGCTAGAAAAATTATATCCCAGGAATACATTTACCTATCTGAAGTGCTACGAGTAGTAGATGGTGACACAGTAGATGTGTTACTTGATTTATCCTTTGGTGTATTTAGAAAGGTTAGGATTAGAGCTAATGGTATAGACACTCCTGAATCCAGAACACGTAACAAAGCAGAAAAGAAACTAGGTCTTGCAGCAAAAGCAAGAATGAAAAAGTTATGTGCTAAAAAGATTTATGTTGAATCTCTTAATGGAGGAAAGCTAGATAAGTATGGCAGACTTTTAGCTAACCTGTATACAGAAGAGGACAACGCTAACATATGTCAAACTCTAATAAGAGAAGGACATGCTGTTAAGTATGATGGCAGTAAGAAAACTCACATATGGGCATAGCAATATGAACTGTTGGCACTGCAATACAAAGTTAATCTGGGGAGGAGATGTAGATATTGATGAAGATTCATTTATGTATGATGAATATTTAATTGAAACTAATTTACATTGTCCTGAGTGTAATTCATTTTTTTTAGTTTACTACCCAAACAACAAAGGAGACTTACATGACGATTCTACAATGGCTTAAAGAGTTTTTTGCTGTTCCTGCTACAGAAGTAAAAAATATTGTAGTGGAAGGAGCAGAAGAAGTAGCTACTAAAACTAAAACTAAAGTTACTAATGTTAAAAGAAAAAGAGCTAGGAATAAAAAAGGTAGGTTTGTTGCTGATGATCCTACGACTGAGAAGAATGAGGCTTACGAGGATAAATAACAATCTTATCTTTTAGTAGTTCACTATTTTTTTTAGTCACACACGTAGCTTCAACAGTATAGGTATGCTCTAAATATTCTTTTAACAAGGCACACTTATTAATTTGATCTGTGCCTTCAAAGCTACTGAATGTATACCACGTAGCTACAGTTACTAGATACAAAGTTGTAGTCATCTTTTATTCCCCACAATAAAAAGGCTAACTAAATGTTGCAGCACTAGGTTAGCCTAAAAGGGGATTGGTTTAAATGTCAAACCTTTTTAATACTACTCTATATTAACTACTAGAACTAGCCCATAGTCTAATTTTCCAACTAATATGATCAGGCTTTCGAGTAGGTTTAGGTTTATCTTTTTTCATCTTAGGCTGTAGCTTTCCAATGTATAGTAGCAAGTTTTTGATTTCTCATTGCAGCAGAAAACTGATCAAAGTTAATATCTTTTGATCTCTCTGCTCTACAACTTCTACATTCATACAATGTGCCAGGAGTAAACTGTGCTTTGTCATCACAAAAACAAAACTTACATACATACTTTTCTCTTTTCTTTTTCATAGCATTACCATTTAGTTCTATGTGACCAATAACGAGCACTCATCTTAGATGGCTTTGCATCTTGGGCATTGTGCCTAGCATAGTATGATTTTTTTCTGGCTTTATCTTTAGCAGTCTTTGGATTTTTACCTGCTCCTCTTACACCTTGCTGACCAAAGCGTATTAATTTTAACTTGTGTCCTTCTTGGGCCAAGACCATATGCGACTTAGTTTTATGGTCAGGTGTGCGCTTTGGTTTGTTTACACCCTTCAGCCTATACCTTTTCAGCATGGCTTTCCTTCTATCTTCATGTGCCATTATTTTTTCCTATAGGAACTAGTCTTCCTAGCTATTCTTTTAGGTTGCTTAGAGTGTTGCTTACCTTTCTTTGTATCTTCTCGTTTCTTTTTAGTAGTAGCAGCATACTCTTTATTACTTAATGCTTTAATAGCTTTCTCTGGTAAGTATCTTTCACCTGTCTTAGCACTAGGCTTACCTGATTTAGTACGCCACTTCTGCTTAGTCCAATTCTTTAGAGACTTTTGAGATTTTTTAAGAGTCATTTTTTATCCTATTACCAATGCCTTAACACTCCACTTATTATAAATAAACAGGTTAGTGCATTTAATAAAACAATTGTTGTTCTAAACAATGCAACAATATCAGCTTCAGTGGAGTTATCACTAGCTTTTTCCCCAAGAGATTTACACCATAATTTCCAAAATTTACGCATATAACACTATTAACTTTTATAGCCTCCTCCTGCTGCTTTATAAGCTTTAGCTAACATTTGAGCTTTACGTGCTGACCATTGACCAGCTTTACCACCTTTAGAACCTGCTTTAATACGATTAAACTGACGTTTACGCATAGTAGGCTTAGTATAATTACCTGCTTGATTAACTTTAGACTTACTCTTCTTCTTCTTGGCTGCCATTATCATCCTCCTGTTTATCTAGTTTCTTATAGTAATCAACAATAGATAACACCTGTCTAATATATCTTTTTAATTCTGCCATATTTACAGATAAATTTTCATAC